AAACCATTTGATGGGTTTATAAATCAAGGAAAATCAACATTGATAAAATTTGATTTATCAACCAATGAAACTATAGATTGCACACATAATCACAAATTTCTTTTGTCTGATGGTATTACTTTTAAAGAAGCTAAAGATATTATTGTTGGTGATATTCTTTTTCCAAAAACAACAGTATTAGAAAAAGAATATCAATGGGATGATATAGAAGTTTTCGACGCATTGAATGTACAAGACACACAATCATATTGAACAAATGGTGTAATATCACACAATTGTTCAATGCTTCTCCTCGACGAGCTAGCCTTCGTCTCAGATAACATTGCTAGAGAATTTTATACTTCAGTCTATCCAGCAATTTCATCTTCTGATGAAGCAAAAATTATTATTATTTCTACTCCAAATGGTGTATTCAATCTCTTTCATGAAATTTATTCTGGAGCTGAAACAAGTAAAAACGAATACAAGCATATGAAAGTCACTTGGGACATGATACCTGGTAGAAATAAAAAATGAAAAGAAAAACAAATTAAAAACATGGGAAACATACAGAAGTTCAACCAGGAATTTGAGGTCGAGTTTCTTGGGTCATCAAATACCGTTGTTTCCACTGAAGCCATTGGATATATTAACACTACTCTAGAAGACCCCATTGCTATGGATCTTAATGAAAGACTTAGGGTTTATCTTAAACCAAAAGATGGAGAAAAATATCTCATCGGTGTTGATCCGTCTAAAGGATCGGGAGCTCATGATGCTTGTATACAAATTTATAGAATAGATTCATTTAAACCAGTAAAATTAGTTAATGCAGCAACATTCCAGTCCAATGTTACTGACACCTATGAACTTTCTTCTATCATTAATAGATTATCAATTTACTATAATGATGCTATTATCGGTATTGAGAATAATGCTGAAGGATCCACAGTTTCACAGAATCTTTGGTGGGTCTTTGAAAACCCAAACCTTTATAATTCAGGAAACAAAGAAAACGAGATTGGCATTAGAGCAACTTCTTCATCAAAGACAAAAGCTGTTATTACAATGAAGAAACTCATTGAAGATGGATCACTAATAGTTAAAGATAGGGAAACAGCTAAACAAATTTCAACATTCATTGAAAAAAACGGAAAATTTTCTTCAAGCGCAGACACCGGGGATGACCTTGTCTCGGCTCTTTATTGGTTATGTTTCCTTATTGATACTCAACTTTTTGAAGATGATGTTGACCTATTTAAAAACAAAGAAGAAGATGAGGATGTATGAGGGATTCTAGCAGACATTGATGATGATCACTATCTTGAAAATGCAGACTGATCTTGAATGAACACATAAATAATTATAATTCAAATTAGAAAGGAATTATAATATGAAAACATGTCTTGTTCACAGGGGATCAATGGTTACTGTCAAAGCAGGAAAAAACAACATTTTCAAAATCAGAATTGATCTACTCAAAAATCTTGTTTATAAGAAAAAAGAACTAAACAAAAAATTTCTTGAATTAACTACATTAAAAGGGTTTTCCCCTGTATTACTAATCGAAGAAGAAAAAGTACCATCATTAATCAAAATCACACTTGAAGATGGTTTTGCATTTCAAGTTTCCCATGACACCAAACTTATCCTAGTCAACAATACAGCAGTCAAAGCAAAAAAACTCAATATTTCAAGTATATTATTTGGAAGAAAAAAGATTAAGAATATTGAAGAAATAGTTGCTGCAAATGGATTTGAAATGTATTCTATTCAAATGAAAACATCAAATTCAGTATTCGTAGATGATATTGCTATTGAGCTTTAGATTTCAAATTTAGATTCTAATCCACCCATAATAAATTATAAAATAATAATATAGAAAATTTTTTATATATATTCTATCAATGCATTCGGCAGGAAATTGAACGTGACTTACCTAGACTAATTTAATCTAAGAAGAAACATTCAATTTCCTGCCAAACACATCCCGTTCTCATTACCCCACAAAAGAGCTTTGAAACAGTATGCATTGCGGCGAGGTTCCTTATGTTTTCCTACGTTCTGTTTGGTTGATTAAGCCAAGTTCAGGTATGGTCTAGTTTGATCTGAACTTCTTGGGCATTCATATGCTCCCAATCTACAAAACGATCTTCCCTTTCCCGTTAATAAATTTTGATCACTAAGAACACTAGCAAAAATCAAAATCGTTACAAGAAACTAGTACAGTCGGATTCTATCCTCTCCAGCAGATGGCTTTAGGATAACGTCTGCTGGGCATTTATGCCGGTGGCTCATGAAGGGATTGGACCTAGCATGAGTCAAATTGACACAAAAGTCACTCGCGTGAAATTCATACATCCCCTTTGGTTGCTTCAGGGGCGGATCTTGCATTGTCATTGACAATGGGACAAACATTTTATGAAGAAGTCGTCCTCACTCGGAAATATTTTACCAAGCGCTCACTAATTAGCTCTTAACCAACTAGCAAGTCCAAACTCTTAATTCCACCTATTCAAATATCAATTAAACTTATTTATAAAATAATTTATCTACTTCGGTATCAATTGTAAACAAAGAATTTTTAAGGTTTACAAGTTAAATTTCTCATTTATAATAAAAACATCTGGAAAACTCTAAAAAAGAGGATAAAATAAATTATCTAACTATTTCAATAACTTAGGAATCCACCAAGTTTTATGAATATCTAATGATTTCAATAACTTATATGAAAAATCCAGAAATTATGAAAAAACTGTGTATATTATATTAGTATTTTGAGAGTTTTTCCTAGTTTTCAAGATTTTTAAATTTTAACTAATAATTTTAATATGTTAGGAGACCATATGATCACAATGGAATTTCTATATGTAGAATACCTCAAAATGAAAGGAATTATAAATAATAGACCATATAGACTACCAAAGAACCCTGATCTTTCATTAGAAAAGCTAAGACAATCTAATCAAGCTAACTATGACAAGATTAAAACACTCTCAGATTATTTTAATACCAAATGGCAAAATATTGATCCAATCAAGTATCTTGAAACGGGGTTCAAATTATTCCCAAAATTCACTTATACGAATTTCCTCAATGATAAAATTTTAAAGCAGTACATTCAAAATGATAAGATTCAAAAATTTCATTGTGAAGCATGTAAAAAACAAATTTTAAAAAGTTTTAAATTCATGAAAGGAATTCTAAAGAAAGATCAAAGGAATTCAATATTAGAATATTGTAAATCTAAAAATGAATTTTCATTAAATGTTGTTAATGATTATATTCGGGGTCATATTGACCCTTATACATTCCTTTATTTACTACTTAAAAAATATATAATATTATCTATAGATGAGAAAGAAAAAATTTCAGATTTCTTAAATAATATATCAAAATACAGATCTTATGTAAAAGACGAATGGGAGTTATTTACGAAAATGGAAAAAATTGTAAATGAAAGTTTATTGATCACCGACCCACCCTCTGGTAACTTGATCTTAGGTGATAAAACTTTAGAAGAGATTGAAGAGGAAAAGAAAAAGTTTAATAAGATGAAGTTGTTAGAGGAATAATCAATGATTAAATATGAAGGTAAGTTGGATAGTTTTGGTTTAGAATTTTGTTCTGGTGGAGAAGAATCACAATATAGAAACTTTATAAGGTTAGGATCATATTATTTTAGTATTCCTGCTATCATTAAACCAAAAGAATATAAAATGCATTCACCAGCCGGAAATTATAGTTATTATGCACGCAGAGAATATGGTTTCTATGTTTTTGATGGTCATGTAATGATTAAATGGGGGGATCAACCAGATTATTTTGGAGAGATTAAGAATAACAATTATAAATCATTCTTTCTTCCTTGGACCCAATATACATTCAGACATCATAAGATATTTGATTTAAATCATAATGAACTTGCTGTAGAATATGGTAAACACATTGATAGAGATTGTAAAATATATTCTAGATTACCAAAAGTTACATTTATTCTTGAAGATTATGATGGTGAAGAAATTGAAGCTACATGCTATATTGAAGAAAGAATGTGGACTAAAGGCGAGAAATGGTGTTCTTGGTTAAAATATTTTACTAAACCTATTGTTAGGAGAAATATAGATATAGAATTCAACAAAGAGACTGGTCCAAAAAAAGGTTCTTGGAAGGGTGGTATTATTGGTACAAGTGAAGAAATTGCGCCTAATGAAGCTCCAATAGAAGCTATTAGAAGATATTGTTCTAAACATAATATGATATATAAAGGAGTAAAGTAATGAATGACCCATCTGTAGAAGGTTTTATGGAACCGAGCGAATTAGTGGAAAATGAAACAATGGAATCAAATGATAATTGGTCATTTAAACCGGAAAAATCTAGATTAGTACGTCATGCTATGGACGAGCTTGATTATATCGGAATGACAGAAAATAGTCCAGATGATATGAATCGTATGATGAGAAGGCACTTGATTCATATGGTTACTGAGTTTGCTAAAGAAGGACATTCTGGATTCAGTGCTGGTTATGCTATCACCGCATTAAATAAATTATTTGATTTCAAACCTTTAGGTCCACTTACAGGTAAAGATGAAGAGTGGAATGAAGTATCTGAAGGTGTTTGCCAGAATAAAAGATGTAGTACTATATTTAAAGATGATACCGGAAGGGCTTGTAATATTGATGGTAGAGTGTTTTGGGAATGGTATACTGATGAAAAAACAGGTGAAACATATAAATCATATTTCACAAATTATTATAGCAGATTACCGGTAGAGTTTCCTTATGATGTTCCTAATAAACCAATATATGAAGAATGGACCGACACATGGGAAGATATTAGAGACAATAAAGTAGATTGGTGGGAGCTGAAAAATGATAGGTAAAATGTTCAAGAACTACAAGGAGAGAACAGAAAATCATATCAAGAATGTTCAAGATGTTTTTGAGTTTATTTTTTCTAATGAAGCAACAAAGTCATATTTAGATGATATGTTTATTTCGAAAACTGAACTTGAAGAACGAATCGAAGCACATGATGAATCCAAATTTTCTATTGAAGAAATGATGGGCTATATTTTGATGACTGAGAAATATAATAGAAAGGTTGGGTATAAGTTTACACCTGAAGATGATACTATTATGACTAAAGCATGGGATCATCATAAATTCGTAAATAGACACCATCCCGAATATTTTGAAGATATCAAACAAATGATGTTTATTGATCTTATTGAAATGGTTTGTGATTGGGGAGCTATGAGCTTTGAATTCAAAAATTCCTTGGTCGAATTTAAAGATCAAAAGGCATATCCAAAATATAATTTTACAGATGAGCAGACAGCATTTATTGATTTCCTTTGTAATGAAATCGAAAGAGGATTTTTGAATTAAAAATTGAAATTAAGAGAGGTATTAATGGGACTATTTTCATTAACAGAGTTTGAGCGTTTTCTCCAGTTATCTAATTCATTCTCAGATATTGATCAAGAATTTTCTACAACATTTCCAACATTGGAAGTAGTTAAAGAGGATTCCCCTATCTATGATTTTTGTACTTTGTTTACAATAGGTTCTAAGCAGTTTAATTTTATTGCATATATTGAAGAAGGGAATATTTGGAAAATTTCTTTTCATAATGAAAATGAATACAATAACATAAAGAATCTTACTAAAGAGCAGCTATTTGAGTATTATTATGGATTTTTAACTTCATTAAGAATGCTATTAAAAGAAAAAAAGGTAAAAGAAATTCAGTTTATTTTCTTTAATAAAATGAATTGTATTGAAAGACTATTAAATAATACTCAAGTATTTAAATTTATTATGATAGATTCAGGATACAAATATAGTAGAAATATTAATAGAGGGTCTATAAATCAGATTTCATATACAAAAACAAATTAATAAATTATATTTAAGGAACATTTAAATTGGACTTAAAAGTTAATATTAGTGAAATTATTCAAGGAAGTTTTTTAGATTATCCTTCTAAAGAGGATATTTGTTTGTCATTATATTTTGCTGGATGCGATGGGATTTGTCCACAGTGTCAAAATAAAGAACTTCAAGATCCTTTATATGGAAAGATATTTACATTATCTGAATTGATAAATATAATTTCCATAGAAACAAAACGATATAGAACAAATAAAATTACTCTTTTAGGTGGTGATCCATTATTTTATAAAAATAGAGAATTTGTTAAAGAATTATTAAACAGAACATATACCAAATATGATTATTGTATTTATACTGGGTACGATGTTGAATATGTCAGATATAATAGAATTGAAAATTTTAAATTTTTAAAAACAGGGAGATTTGATCATACACAAAAACAACAATCTCTAAAGACAGATGATTATTTTCAGTTAGCAAGTAAAAATCAAAAAATTTACAACAGTGATTTTAAATGTCTTACCCAAGACGGTATTTTATATTTTAACTAAGGAGCGTTTATTATATGGAATTTAATTTTTCTCAAACATTTTATAACGAAGCAGATACTACAGTAACAATTAAACAAATTGCTAAAGGACTTAAGGCAAATATCAAACGTAAGTTTCCAGATAAAGATAATGATTGATATAATGAAGTTACTGAGAAAATTCTTGAGAAAAATGGCATTGATTTTAACCATTTTAATTTCATTCATGTAATTGAAAAGGTTATTTCCGAACAACTAAATGATGTTTCTATTGATGATAACTCTAACAAAAATGAAAAAACAATTGCTGGTATTTATGCTGAAGCAATAGCACCAATTAAAAAGGTTGTGGGATTTGATTATCTATATAGAACAATGAAAGAAATGTATGGCAAGGCTCGAGCAAAACGTCTTGCTTCTAATATGTATGATTATTCTATTGGTCTATCTGATTCTACAAACATTCTTCTTCCCTATTGCTGGGCAATGGATTCAAGTAAGTTATTAACTATCGGTAGAGAATTTGGACAATTACCATCAGGCCCTGCAAAAAGAATTAGTTCATACATTTCTGCACTATGTGAGACAGTACATAATTTTGCTACAAATTTGGCTGGCGCGTGCGCTATTGGGGATTTTTTTCTATGTGTATCTAAACTTGCATACTATAATATGGATTTAAAAATTGAAAACTTATATGACCCCAAATGTAGAAAACATTTTGAAAATGAGTTTCAACAATTTGTACATTCTGTAAACCACCTTTCAAGGAATTCTTCAGAAAGTCCATTTACGAATATTTCAATTTTTGATAAAGTTAAATTGAAATATTTTGTCTCACAAGAAGTTGAATGGATGTTTCCTATTCCTGATACTTGGGAAGGGAGTAAAGATGATTTTTATTCATATATGACAGATTATATATATGAGATTCAAAACATCTTTCTTGATTTCTTTGATAAAGGAGATCCATTAAACAATGGTACTCCATATAGATTCCCAGTTATTACATTAAATTTTAGTAAAGATGATGAAAAGATTAAAGATGTTGATTTTCTTGAAAATGTTACGTCTAGGGATATTTTTAGATATAATATTTTTCTATCTGAGGGAACAAAAATAGCCAGTTGTTGCCGCCTTGTAAATGATAATGAATTATTTGATATGGGAACGCAATCAAACTCTTTTGGATCTGGCGCGCTATCTTCTTTAGGTTCTCATAGAGTTGCAACAATCAACTTTAATCGCATTGCATTGGAAGCCAAATCTGTTGAAGATTTTTGGAAGATATATAACCAAAGAATTGAAGATAGTAGGGATATTTTGAAAGCCCATAAAACTCTTATTGTAATGTTGGCTAACAAGGGCCTACAAAAGTTTATATCTAATGGGTGGATAAATGTAAAAAGGCTCTTTTCTACATTTGGAATTATGGGATTAGTAGAATGTCAAAAAACAATGGAGAGAAAATTTAATATAGAGTATGATATTATAGAACAATCTTTAATACATCTAAATAAGAAGTCTAAAGAATTTTCTACAAATGGTGAGGGTTATGTATTCAACATTGAACAAATCCCTGGTGAATCATATGCAGTAAGACTATGTAATGTAGATAAATTACTTTTTGGCGAAGAGCTTGTTCCATGTAAACTATATGCTAATCAATTTTTACCATTGTGGGAAGATGCAACTGTTTGGGAAAAACTTGATATTGATGGTAAATATAATAAATTGATTACTGGTGGGTCTTTAGTACATGCACAGTTGGGCGAAAAAATAACAAAAACACAAGCCAAGGAGATAATTAACTACGCAGTAAAATCTGGATGTGAGCATTTTGCATTAAATTCTATCTATAGTAAATGTGAAAATGGGCATATGAGTTTTGGGGATTTAGAAATATGTCCCATTTGTAATGGAGAAATTATTGATAAGTTTAGCAGAGTTGTCGGATTTTTTGTTCCAGTTTCTTCTATGAATAAAGTAAGAAGAGAATGGGAGTTTCCACGAAGAACTTTTGCTAAAGTATAAATAGTTATATAATATTAGGGACAGCTCCGGCCAGAGTTGATGATTTAACCTCATCTAAATCATCTAACCTAATATAAAATTTTAAGATGAGGTTGCTACTATGTTTAAAGAAGAGCATTTACTATGTGTTATGTGTGGTAAACAACTATTAACAAAAGTTGGTCTTTTGCGCCATATTAAAAAGTGTCATAATATTACATTAAAAGAGTATTATGACACTTTTATTTTAAAAAATAATGAAAATGTTTGTTTAATGAGTAATTGTGAAAATTTTACAGAATTTGATTCAAAGAAATTTGAATATAAAAAAATTTGTAAAATATGTAATAACACTAGAGTATCCACACTAGAGTTCTACGAAATTAGATATGGTAAAGAAGAGGGAACTAGGTTATATTCTCAAAGGAAGAAAAATATTTCTAAATCTACTAAAGGAAGAAGTGGGGCGTCTTTAGAAAATTATATTAAAAAATATGGAGAAGAAGAGGGAACTGAAAAGTTCAATTCATTCTCTAAAAAAGTATCTAAATCTCGTAAAGGGAAAGGCACTCTTGAATACCACATTGAAAAACTTGGTGAAGAAGAAGGGACTAAAAAATATATAGAAATTTGTAAAAAATCTTCAACCTCTAAGGAGTCCTTTATTGCCAGATATGGAGAAGAAGGGGAGAACTTATATAATAAAAGATGTGAAAATATATCCAAAAACACTAAAGGCAATGGGAATCTTGAGTACTATATTAACAAATATGGTGAAGATAAAGGAACAGAATTATACAATAAAAATTGTAAAAGTTATGGAAACACACAAGAGAATTTTATTAAAAGATATGGTGAGTTAGTAGGGAAAGAAAAATATAAAAAGTACTGTGATGGGTGTTCACATGATCTAAATTTTTTCATAGATAAGTATGGTGAGAAGGAAGGTAAAGAAAAATACTTTTTATGAATAGAAAAATCACAAGTAAACTTTAATGATGCATCAAAGGAATCAATGAATGTGTTCTTTCCATTAATGGATTGGTTGTTAGAAGAAGAAATTTGTACATTTGATGAAATTTATGTGGGAATAAAGGGAAGTACGGAGTGGTTTATACGGGATCAAGAAATATATTTTTACGATTTCACTATTCCAAAATTCAAAATCATTATAGAATATAATGGGGAAGCCTTTCATCCAAACCCGAAGTGGTTAAAAGAAGACAAAGAAAAATGGGATATGTGGAAATCTCCGTTCTCAAAAGAAGATTCTAATACCGTGTATCACAAAGATATGAAAAAGACTGCTCATGCTATAAATAGAGGATTTTATTTAATAAAAATTTGATCTTCAGACGGTGAGGACTACAATTTAAACTATTGTAAACAAAAAATTAAGGACCACATCTACTCCAAAACGAACTAAAGTAAAATTCTAAAAATAATAGTGTACATCCTTGGCTGAATTTGTTAATTTTGTTTTAACGAAACAATTAGCCAAGGATGTATAATTTATGAACATTTCTTACAAGACACTTACTGTTGATGATTTGTATGAACTTTTGGTTGATTATAATCTTGATGACCCCTATGTTAAATTAGAAGAGTTATCGGAAGAGATTAAATATTTCAATTTAAACGGCGAGGCCCATTACGAAGGAACAAGATTTTTTTGTGCATATGATGGCGATGATCTTGTTGGTGTTGCAAAATTGTTTGTTGGTGATAGAGGTTGTTATGCATATCCCGGTTGGAAAAATTGGATAAGTTTTTGTTCTGTTAGAAAAGGTTATTTTGGTTTTGGTATAGGAAAAAGACTTCTTGAAGAACTTTTTAAATATGCTGCGGTAATGGGTTTGGATGTTTTAACAAGTGGTTATTCCTTGAGGGGATGGCTACATTTAAGAAAATATGTACATATATATACCGCTAAATATGGTGTTGATCTGAATGATCCAGAAACTAAACCAAGTTTTTTGGATTGGGAAAAATTTGAAGGATTCGCAAATGCTGATGAATATGAAGATGTTTTGCAAACGGCTTTAAAAAATAAGGTCTTGACATAAATTTTAATATTGTTTATGTATTAATTGTCAAGGAGATAGACATGCACAAATATATTGTTCAAAAAATAATCAATACTGGATTTGAGTGTTACTATGTTGGTGGTTTTGTAAGAGACTCTATTATGGGTATCAAATCTGAAGACATTGATTTGGCAACTAACGCCAAGCCCCATGAATTAGCAATTATTTTTGCTGGAGATAAAATTGACTTTGTTGGCGAAACCTTCAAGGTTCTTATTGTTAATGGTATTGAGGTTGCTACTTATCGTAGGGATCATTACTTTGGTGGTTCAGACAAGAATTGTAAAATTGAATATGCCGAAACTATTGAAGAAGACCTTTCACGTCGTGATCTTACTATAAATGCTTTGGCTCAATGTGCCAAAACCGGTAAGATTATTGATCCTTTTGGTGGGATTGATGATATTAAAATGCGGCGAATTCGTTTTGTTGGTGATCCTTATAAACGTATTAATGAAGACCCAAATAGAATGATTAGAGCGGCTCGTTTTGCTGCAAAGCTTCAGGGGGCCATCCATAATAATACTTTAGAAGCAATTCGCAATTCACATGGGCTGTTCAATAACATTGCAAAAGAGAGGATTTCACAAGAAATCATCAAAGCGATGAAGATTAAGAATGCTTCTAATTTTTTTATTGCTCTTCATGACATGAGGTTGCTTCAGTATATTTTTCCTACTTTAGATAAATGTTGGGAGCATGATGGTGGACCTCATCATGCTGAAGATCTGTTTACTCATATGATGACTGCCGGTGATTATCTATCTACTAGATGTTATATTCTTAAACTTGCTGGATATCTTCATGATATTGGGAAAGTTAAAGCTTATGACCCTGTTGAAAGATCTTTTCACGGGCATGAAAAAACTGGGGAATATGGTGTAGAAAAGGAATTAAAATCCCTTAAATTCTCAAATGATGATATAAATAAAATTAAAGCATATATTCGTTATCATATGAGAAACAATTATGGTAAAGAGAAGAGTATTAGAAAGCTTGTTAGAGAGCTTAATGAAAGTGGTATAAATTACAGGTCTCATACCAGGTTAAAGTGTGCAGATAGAGCAGGTAATTTCAATAAACCAAATTTCAAGTATTCTGAGATTAAGAATATTCTTTTGAAATATGAAAATCTTTTTACTGGGAAAGAGGATTCAGTTTTCTCTATTAAAGATCTTAAGATTAATGGTAATGATTTAATTGAAACATTTGATCTTAAACCTGGAAAGATTATTGGGGATATTCTTAGGTTTACTTTGGAAATGGTATATGATAATAAAATTACAAATGATAAAGAAGATATTTTAAATTTTCTTAAGAATCATTTGGAGGAGATTAAAAATGAATATTAGGGATGCGGTATCTTTTGTAGGTAAAAGATTTCAGTATATGAAAGATCCAAAGATTTACATTGCAGATTTATGGTATATTATGAAAAAATCAGATGTTATGGTCGGAGATTGTGAAGATTTTGCTCTTACATCTATTTGATATGCATGTAACAAAAATATATTTACATTTATTTTAAATGTTTTTATATTACATAGATATAGAATATATTTTGCAAAAACTCGATCTGGCGGAGGCCACGCCGTAGGTTATGCTAATGGTTATTGATTTGATAATTTTACTAGGGAGGCCCTTTCAAAAGAAGAATTTTTAGAAAGAACAGGTCATAAAATTAAATTATTTTTTCCTTCACCATTAATTATGATTTACATGTTTTTTGGTTTGTTTTATAAATTTATTAAAAATAGATAAAAAAATAAGGGGCTTGTTTATGAAGATTTCTTTTAGAGCAAAATCCAATAAAGCTATTCTTTCTATTAAAGATAGAAAAGTGTCTTTTCCTTTGAATTATGTTCAATATATTTTTGGAAATAGAGATTTTAAACCTACCCCTAAAGTTAAATAGGATTTAGAAATGGGAAAAATTAATCCTGCACTCTTCGAAGAAATTTTTGAAAATGGTATTCTTGATGTAAAGGTTAAACAAAGACATTGTATGCGTAATCCCTCAGTTGCACATGAAGATAAGAAACGTGAAAAGGATCGTAGAAAGTGCCGCAAATTTAAACAAAAATTTTTTGAAGAGGAATAATCATGTATAAGAAATGGCTAACAAGTGCAGAACAGGAAAAGAATGAATTTTTGGATGAAGACTATGAACCCACTGAATCTTTAGAGGAAAGAAGAAAGCGCGAAGAGGCAGAAGAGTGGGAGCATTATAATGGAAGTTGCGGTTATTAGAAATTTTTTGTTTACAATTAATTATGTTTATTATAAATATATTTTTATTCAAACAAACTAAAGGATAGGCTTAATGAACTTAAAAAGATATTTGCTTGAAGAAATCGACCCAGAAGTCAAAAAGATTAAGAAAGGTGATGAAGTAAAGTTTTACAAAGGCAAGCACAAAGGTGCATCTGACTTTCTCTATCACGGGATTGTTACTAAGGTATCAAAATCCCATATTACTATTAAATCTAAGTCTGGTGAGATCTATGTTACTGCAAAAACTGAAATGGTAATGGATCAGTAAGAGGAAAAAATATGTTGATATTGTATGTGGACGGTGTTAAAATTTTTCATACCGGCGTAATTGAAAAGACAGATGATACTAACCTAACAATATTTTTTGAGTATGTTGTAGATGAGAATGGTATATATAGAAAATTGAAAGCACATACTGTTCCAAAGTGGTTTTTATCTGGAACATATAGGGGATACTTAAAGTGTATGGGCCACATTTACGAATGGAGAAATGAGGGTATGACCACTATCAAATTGGAAGTCGAAAGTTGTCTTCAGTGTCCTAAAGTTAAAAAATCTGTAACAGTTAATGCTGGGTGTGCGTATGATTATACATGCACAGTTAATAATAAACTTATTACTGGTTATGTAGAATATGAAAGCGAAGAACCTAAAGAAGTACCTGAATGGTGCCCTTTAAAAATTTAATATTGAATATTCCGGGATAGCTCAGTGGCAGAGCAAGCGGCTGTTAACCGCTCGGTCGTAGGTTCAACCCCTACTCCCGGAGCAAAAACATGGGGCCATAGCTCAACTGGGAGAGCACCTGCCTTGCACGCAGGGGGTTAGGAGTTCAAGTCTCCCTGGCTCCACCAAAAAGTTTTTTGTTTACAATCTGTTTAAAGGAGAGTATAATGTCTAAGAATACTGTTGATCTTTATCTCAAAAATGGTTACATTCTTACTGCAGAATATGATGAAGATACATATTTTGAACTTTATGATAATTGGTATTCTGGTAAAGCAAAGATTTTACAGTTTGAGAATTGCTCAGTAAGGGCTGAAGATATTTCAGCAATTGAATGGGAACAGATTCCATTCTGTGAAGAAGTTGGAGAATAGTTTTTGTTTACAACATGGTTAATCCTTGATAAGAAGTAGATATGGCCTCGTGCTGGAATAGGAAGACAACGAAAACTCAAAATTTTCGGCAGGAAAAAACTGCGTGTAGGTTCGAACCCTACCGGGGCCACATTTTAGTTGAAACGCAATTTACTTTTTTAAAAATATAAATAGATATTTAGGTTCAAACAAAGGAGAATATATCTATTATGAAATGTGAATATGGGTGCGGCCAAGAAGCTAAATATAAATTTAAAAATGGAAAATGATGTTGCTCAAAAAAATTTTCACAATGTCCTAATTATAGAAAAAAGAAATCAATCTCGTTAAAAAGAGAACACAGAGAAGGCAAAAGAAGTTATTCTCAACTTGATGGAAAAAGAGAATGAAATAAGGGTTTAACAAAAGAAACAGATGAAAGAGTTGCTAAAGGTGCAGAAACATATATAAAAAGATATAATGCGGGAGAAATAAAACACCCACTAAAAGGAAAACACCTCTCTAAAGAACATAGAGAATCTATTTCAAAAGGTAGAATAAAAAATCTAGAAGAATCTTCAAATTCTGGATTTGTTAAAACAAAATATTATAAAATATATTGTCCCTATATAGAAGATTATGTTAATGTACAAGGTACATGGGAGTTTAAGTATGCAGAATATCTTAATAAACAAAATATAAAGTGGGTCCATTCAAGAAAATACATATTAAAATATTTTAATAAAATAGAAAGACACTACTTTCCAGATTTTTATTTACCTGATTTGGATGAATACCATGAAGTTAAAGGATGATTCATGAATTCAGATAAAGAGAAAATGAAGTACGTTATACAATATAATAGAGATAAAAAAATACGCATTTTACAAAAGAAACAATTAGAAAGATTGGGAATAGATTTAAATAGTTGTGTTGAATCTGACGTTCATAGAAATAGAAATATCAAAAAAGAAAAAATAAAAATTTTAAAACACACAATAACATGAATACATGATAAAGCTACAGTTCTAAAATTAGGGAACTTTAATAATAATTTAATAATCGAAAGAAGAGAACTATTAGATAAATCTGGAATAGATTTGACGAAATATGGTTGGGTAGATAAAGTTTCCAAATTATGAAATTGTTCCCATACACAAGTCAAAAGGTATATGAATAAGTATTTAAAAGAATACGAGGTATATAGAAGAAAAACACAAATCTAGTAGAAATATAAGCGGTGGAAGTCTAAAACGCTACTGGACGTAGGCCAGTATTTTCTACTTATTACGCCTCTATAGTTTAACTGGAAAAACGAGGGATTTGTAACCCCTAGTTCACGGGTCAGTTCCGTGTGGAGGCTCCAATGTATCTATAGCATAATGGTTAGTGCACCGGACTTTCAATCCGGATTATGTCAGTTCGACCCTGACTAGATACACCAATTTACCCTTGTAGTCCAACTGGAAGGAGACAGCAGCCTTAGAAGCTGAACAGTGTAGGTTCGAATCCTACCGGGGGTACCAAATTTTTATGGATGGTCAATCAGAGTGTAATGTAGTGGTTGCATCCGTGCCTTGGACGCACGTAGTGGAAGTTCGATTCTTCCCACTCTGACCAAAAGCGGTTATCATATAATGGTTATTATCTCAGTCTTCCAAACTGGAGATGTCGGTTCAATTCCGACTAACCGCTCAAAAATAATTTGTTTACATGTTCTTTGACCTAACTTATAAATAATTTATCAACAAACAATAAACCAGGAAAATAAAAATGATCACTATGTGGATTGTTAGAACTGAAACAGAGAGTTTCCCCTATTATTCATATGAAAAAGCTCTTGAAAACATGGAAGAAAATGATTCTATTGAATGTGTAGTTCTTAATGACCCAGGTGAAATTGAAATTTATCTTTAAATTTTAGGCTATGAATTTACTTCCTCCCAAAGGAACAAACCGTTAATTTGTAAATAGTAAATTCAATTTCCTAATGTCAGTAGGCTATAGTAAAACTTCCTTCTTATTAAGGATCACTACATAAAAATAGTTTTGCTGCTTTCCTACATTTTATATGGCTATGGGTAAAGTTCCTTCTAATTAATTATGAAATAAAAAATACTTTACCCAATTTCCATTCTTAATTTTGTGAGGTAAAAATGTCTGATCTATTTCTTTCTGCTATTAAATACAAAATGGTAGTTTGCCCTGCAATCACAAATCTTCGCACTCAAAAACGAACATATCTTTATAATCCAACAGATTTTCAAGTAGCTCATACATTTGCATCTATGATGATGGAATATGGTTATATTCCCTCTCGTCAGATGTTTGATGATCTAATGTCTATGGATGATTATCAAATTGCTCAGATTTTTGATAATCTTCAAACTGCTCTTGAAACTATCACTTCAAAGAAACTTATTCAAAATGCTAGGGTGTTTTATGAGAATTTTCCTAATGTTCCATTTTCTCTTTTTGAGCAAAGACTATTAGCTATTTCTCATTATTATTCTAGAGGTTCTTTCTTCCCTGATGATATCAAAATCACACAAAAACAAAAAAGGGAAATCCGAATCGATGAAAATTTCAAATTTACTGAGTTGTCATTTGCTTCTATAAATGATGTTAAAGAGCTTGTTTTTGATAAGCTGCTTTGTTCCAAGAATTCACTACCTGTAGATGATATTGAATTTATTAAACTTTCTGTTCCTCTTCTTTTTGATGAGCATGATGTGGATCGTTTACCTAATATTTTAGATAGTATTATCCATAAGGAACATCTAGCTATTTTTGTTTCTATAATCTTCAAGCATTTTGGAAGTTCAGTACATATCAAAAATGCTTTTATTTCTGGAAAGAGATATTCTGTAACAGATGTTCTTAGAATTGCTACTGCTCTTTCAGGGGGAGATATTTCTCTTGCAGAAAATACAAAATTTAAATTAAATAGACCAGAAAGAAAATTTATTGTTGAGCTTTTGGACTCTACAAATCTTTCTTTTGATGATCTTCTTATTCATAAAAACAAATGGGTAAAACTTTTCCACTGTATCCATATTGGGGAATTCTCCCCAAAACTATTCAAATGGTCTAAAGTAGTTAGAGAAAAGTTCAAAGTTAGAACTTTTAATAATGTAACAGAATCTTTGTTTAATTCATATATTGAGTATAAAGATGAAGAAACATTAATTTCTCTTCTTGAGCATTTGCAACATAAACCTGGGGTATTTGTTCGTAATATTAGTAGACTTTTTATTGTATTGGAAGGTTGTCCTGTAACTTATGTTAGGCATTTATTTGGTTATATTGAGAATGTATTGAAGGATGATTCTATTCCTAATAAAATTCTTTATCAGCTATATTCATTTATCATTAATGATAATTTAGAAAATAGAGTATTTTTTCCAAAGGGAATGAAGACAAAGTTCTGGGTGAATAAAAAGACCAATGAATATCCAACGTTAATGAGACTTTATAAAAATAAGCTTATTGGGTTGATTTTTAAAACTTTGCAAAATAGATTTTCTAAATTGGAGCCATTAGGAAAGGTATATATCTCGAATGATATGTTTAAAACCTCTATCAACAATGGTCTAAGAAATGCAACCCCAGGTAAGAAGATTGTTTCTAGAGGAACATGTATGCCATTTAATGGGGATAACACATTACGGATGTTCATGTTTTGGATTGGGAATGATCTGGATTTAGCAGCTTCATTTTATTCAGAAAATTTTTCAAAAATGGGAGAATGTTCTTATAGACATACAATAAATAGATTTTCCCAACATTCAGGAGATGTGATTGAAGCCCTGGGTCCTGATGGAGCATCTGAGTATATTGATATTGATCTAAACGCCGCAAGAGATTTTGGTGTAAGATATGTTGGTATGCATATTTACGTCTTTAGAGATCAAAGTTTTGACCAACTTGAAAAATGTTCTGTAGGATGGATGAAACGCAGTAAACCAAAATCAAATGAGATGTATGATCCCAAGACAGTAACACAACAACTGGACCTTACAGGTAATGCGAAAACCTATACCCCTGTAGTATTTGATATTGTTGAAAATACAGTTCATTTTGTGGATATTAATGGAAAACCTGTAGGTTCATGTTACAATATGGGGAATCAGGGATTTAATCAATTGGCTCTATTTAAGTCTATTATTCAAAAGAAATCTTTAGATCTTGGTACTTTAGTCTCTCTTCATTGTCATGCTAGAAATGCTGAGATTGTTGAATTCCCTGAGGAGGCGGATGTTATTTTTTCTCTAGACAAGGGGATAACCCCATATGATTATATTGAATTAGAGAAATGGATGTAACCTTGTTTACATATGATCATCTCTAATTATAATAAACTCTATAAATAATATGTAGGAGGTTGCTCACATAGATACAAGTTAATTTTTATTCAAGACGGTGTGCTTAGTAATTAAACAAAAAATAAAAGGAGAAAGAATTATGAGCAAGTGGGTAAGTAAAGATCTCTTCAAAGAGTTCACAGAAGAAAAGAAAAATGAAACACAGAATACATTTGGTGGGGCTTTTATTGACAAGAAGTGAAAGTCTCTAGAAAAAGGGCCTTCAGATAATCCTAAGACATATGAAGTACGATTTCTTCCCGACCCCGCTTCAGGATTTTATAAGAAGATTTTCTATCATATGTGAAAGATGGGTGAAAAATGGGTCTATATGCAGTGCCCCAAGACTGAGGATTTTAACAACCCTTGTCCTATCTGTTCAGTAGTTAATAAGCTTTTTCAGGGCTCTGAAAGCGATAAGAATGAAGCCAGGAAGCTTAAGCGTAAAGAGAAGTATGTATCTAATGTTTTTGTTGCATATGATCCCAGAGATGCTGGTAAGGCTGCTGATGATGAATCTAAACAGGAAGGTAAGGTTCTTCTTTATGAATTTCCTTCTAAACTTGAACAGAAACTCGCTGAAGAAATTAAAGATACACGTAATGGTCTAGGTGCAGCAATCTTTGATCCGGGTCCTGATGGTTATAATTTTATCATTAAGGTAGGAACACAGTCCGGAGGCCAGAATCAGAGTTTCCCCGAATATTCTATGAGCACATTTGCTCGTCGTCCAAGTGCTATCGGTTCAGATGAAGAAATTGATAAGCTTATGGAAACTCGAGTAGATCTCAATGAGTATCTAAAGAAAAATATGAAGTCTATGTCAGATCTCATTAAGGCTATGAAGGATGAAATGTTCTGGGATCTTATTGCCAAGGATTTTGAAAGATATGCTTCTGAATCTTCTGCTCCTTCTGAAAAGACTGAGGCTCCTAAGGAAGAAAAGAAGCCAACTGAAACAAAGAAGGATGAGGCTCCTAAAGAAGAAAAGAAAGTTACAGAATCTTCCGATTCAGATGATTTGTCTGAAGCCGATCTTCTTGCTGAATTAGAAAACTTTAATTAAAAATATATAAATAGATATGAAGGATAAACGTTTATCCTTCATATCTTCTTTTTTAATTGGAGAAATAATGGATATCAATAAAATAATTTTAAAGGCCATTAGTAAATCTGGCGCGATTAACCCATATGTGTTTAAAAAAGATAAATTTATAGAGATTTTTGGTTATGATCTATATAGTGAAATATTAAAGTTAACATCCTTTCTTAATGAGATTAATCCCACTTTAATTCAAAGATTTTATCATATATATCATCATATTGACAGTATTAAAAGATGCCTTACATGTGGTAAGGCTTTAAAATTTTGTGGATTTGGCTCAGGTGGTTATAAGACATATTGTTCAAAACTATGTGTTGATAGAACAGCCGCAAATAAAAAGGCGAATGCTACAAAAATAGAGAGATATGGTTTTTGCACAAATACAGATAAAATTAGAAAAACCAAACTTGAAAGATATGGCAATGAAAATTATAATAATATTGAAAAATCAAAACAAACATGTTTGGAAAAATATGGTGTAGAAAACGTGAGTCAATCTGAAGAAGTAAAAGAAAAAATTAAAGTAGGCAACCTTGAGAAATATGGTGTTGAGCATACTTTACAAGTTAAAGAATTTAGAGATAAAGGAAAGGTCACTAATTTAAATAAATATGGTGTTGAATATACATTGCAAGTTAAAGAACTTAGAGATAAAGGAAAGGTCACTAAGCTTGAGAAATATGGTGATGAGAATTATAACAACATGGAAAAGAACAGGCAGACAAGGCTTGAGAAATATGGTGATGAGAATTATAACAATAGAGATAAGTATAAAGAGACTAATCTTGAAAGATATGGCCAAGAGCAAACCCTATCCATTCAGAAATTTAGAGATAAAGGAAAGGTCACTAAGCTTGAGAAATATGGTGATGAGAATTATAATAATAGGGACCAGTTTAAACAAACCAATATTGATAGATATGGCTTTGAAAGTTTTTCTCAGACACCCGAATATATAGAAAAATGTAAAGAAACTAACTTTAAACGATTTGGTACGCCCTGATTTTTACAACATTATTTTGAAAATAACATTGGTCAGGGGTACAAGAATTCATGACATGATTTTACACTTCCATCGGGTAAAATAATAAAACTTCAAGGGTATGAAAATAAAACATTTGAATTTTTATTAAATGAATATTCTGAAGATGAAATTTTATATGAAAGATGTGAAATGCCAGAGATTTGATATTTTAGCGATAAAGATAAAAAGACACATAGATATTTTCCTGATTTTTATATTCCTAAAGATAATCTCATTATTGAAACAAAATCTAAATACACATATGATGCAGATATATATATCAATATATTAAAACAAAAAGCAACAGAGGAACTTGGATATAATTATAAATTGTTTATATATCCCTAATTATTTCAATAACTTAGAATAACAAATAGGGATCTTGATTTTTTTCTTGCTCCCCTATTTACATTTAAAAACCAATGATTATATTATAGAAAAATAATTTTTAGGAGGAACTTATGTTCACATATAAAACTTCTTTTGATTCTATTTTTGATGCCAGAAAATCTTTGGTTTATTTTGAAGATGATGAATTTTATGTATATGCTTTAGAAGTCCCCTATTTTAAGAAGGAAGATCTTGAAGTAACTTTCAAAAATGGTAAAATCTTTGTAGATGGTGAAAAAGAAATTTATGGACAACATTTTGATACCACTGTAAATTTTCGTGTACATTCAGATTATACAGAAGAAGACATTATTGTAGAATATATGGCAGGTGTACTTTTCTTTAAACTTCCAAAAACAACAAAAACAAAAGATAAATCTAAACTTAAGATTATGTAATTTAAAAAAAATTATTAAATATTAGGGAGTCTATATGGCTCCCTTTTCTTTTTCTATAAATAGTTTATAACAAATTGTTTTAAGGAAAGGAAAATGAGTAATTGGATATATCAGGGAAAAGAGATTCTAACTGAAGAAGATATTCCATTTGAAAAGGCTTTCGGATTTGTGTATGTAATCACCCAAAAGTCAACTGGGAAGAAGTATATTGGTAGAAAAATTTTAACCAATGCTGCTAAGAAAACAGTCAATGGAAAAAAGAAAAAAGTTAGAGTTCAGAGTGATTGACAAAAATATTGGTCAAGTTCGCCCCAGATTAAGGAATGAATAAAGGAAGCAGGTGGAACTGACGATTTCACAAGGGAAATTTTATGTTTTGTTTCAAGTCGAGGATCTCTGGCATATTCAGAAGAGTTGGCCTTATATTCTCTGGGTGTTCTTGAATCAGACAAATGACTTAATAACAATATTAGATCCAAGATTTATAGGTCATGGGTAAAACCAGATGAAGCAAAAACTTTACGAGAGGTTCTTTCAACCTTAAAGGATAATCATGAAAATTAAAGTTGATTTAAATGAGTATTTCGATTTTACTCTTTTATACATTTTAGAACGATTAGAGGAAAGAAAAGGTGAATCAGAAGATTTTGTTAGGTTATCAGAAGAAAGAGAAAAGATTTTGAGTTTACTTGAGAGCAGAAATATATTAGGAGAATTAAAAAGATACAAAGTAAATTCCCCTATACTCTCAAGAAATAAATATAATTTTATAAAAAAGACTTTCAAAGGTGCTAGTGTCTCTGATAGTTTTGTTGATATTAAAGGAGAAATTAAAAATGAGTAATATTGAAACAGATGTAAGCGGTGTTTTTGCTGATGATACAGTTGAATACGGGGCTGACAGCTTCCCAGTATTCGATGTGGATTATAACACCTGGGCCACTGCAAAAGAAGATAGACGAAAGATTGTTGCTCCTGAAGACTCTGCAGTATACCAATATGCTAGGAACAGTCAGGTAAATAGACCCTTCTACGTTCGTACTGAGTATAACGATCAAAGTTTAATTAGGAAGGTAAGTTAATGAAACTCATTGAAAAAATCGATGAATATTTAGGTGAGGCACTACAAAATCATGTTGTCCCTGGGCTGAATAAAGCTTATTTCTCAAAAGATGACATAGTCAATAAAGTGATAGATTTTGTTGATGAAGGGTCCAAAATGGGAGCTAAAGTTTGGTTAGGTAAGCTTGGTAAAAAAGACATTTATGCTGTAGCTTTTTATTCAGGTGATCTTGGAACTGAAGCCAAAGTTAAAACCTTTAAAAGCAAAGACGAAGCAAAGTCAATTTTTGACAAAATAAAAGATAACATTTCATATGATGATATTTTAAAAATGATGAGATAAGGAGATATAATGGACATTGCACAAAAGTTAAAAAACTATCTTTCTGAGACAAAGGAGATGAGTCTTAAGAAGGTAGAAAAGAAAATTGAAGATGGATATTGGGAAGCGGAACAGGATCTTAAAGTAGGAAAACATGCCACTTTGAGAGATACTAAAACCAATAAACGAATTGTTGTTTATATTACAGAAGATTTGAATGAATCTAAAGCATCTCTTATAGTTTTGGCGGTAAAAAAAGATATTGGATTATCTGAAAGAGAATTCAAAATTGCCCATCTTACTGGTAATATTGAAACTCCTAAAAATAATGATAAATGTGTTATTGTATTTAGAACTAATAGTAAAATAAAATTTAAAGTATATACATTTGACTCCTCTAATAAGTGGGTGCCTGGCGAAGTTTTTACCGACTCTAATAAATTAAAATCATTATGAAAAGATTTTCCAAATGTTGATTATAATTTAAATGAATCATCTTATGAAAAAGATCTTGATGAAGGATTCAAAGTTACAACAGGGGTTCAGGGTTCCCTTTCCATTAATGGTAAATCTATTGCAAAAACTCAAAAAGTTGGCAATAACGTTTTTGTTATGATTGATAAGGAAGATGGAGACAAAACTAGAATCCCTGTTCCTGGTGGTAAGGACATGATGGCTTCTGAAATTGCTGAGTGGCTAGAAGATTATCTCAAGAAGAACCCTAAAGCATTAACAGAAGATTTAGATGAGGCTACTTTTGCTCAGCACATGAAAAAAGCAATTGCATCTAAAGAACGAGGAGATGAAAAGAAAACATTATATCATCTTGGAAACGCTAAGACAGCACGATATGCTATGAAGTCAACTGAAATTAGTAAGAATAAAGATCTTTTAGACAAATACAAAGAAATGACAAAAAATCTTAGTGAATCCGAATTTGGTGAGTTAGATGAGGGTGTTGATATCCCAAGAAACATTAAAATTGGAGATGTTGTTAAAACCAATGAGGGCACCCTAAAGATTCTTGATATTACAATTAGCTCTTTAAATCTTAAAGATCCAAGTGTTTATATTTATTATGAATATGATGTAATTATTAACGGTAAAAAGTTAAAAGATAAAGAAAAACAAGAATTAAAATTTTTCAAAAAAATGTTTCAATAATGGTTTACATTCTCCTGGGTTTTTGATAATTTCTTCTTATTGAAAACAATAAACCCAGGAGAATCTTATGTTTATTCAAAGAACTATTGATAGACTTTCTGATATGGAATTTGCTGCTCTTGCTATCATTCTTGGATTCAAGGAATCCTATTATGAAAGAGTTTTTGATTTTGATTTTAGACCAGACAGGATAAAGGAAAAATATAGACTTACCTATAAAGAGTTCCTTATTCATAAGAAGAAGCTTCAGTCACTTGGGTTAACAACAAAAGACCGAGAGACCAGAAAAAAAATTAGAGAGGCTTGGATCTCTAGAATAAACATTAAGAATGCCCTCCCAAGTCAAGTTCATATGTGGGCAATAGATTATTAGTTTACAACTTGCTCCTATAGGATATAATTTTTTTTATTTAACCTATAGGAGCTTTTTTATGCAAACATTTGTCCCCTCGAAAGATTTTTTTATATGCGCCAGAGTCCTCGATAACAAGAGACTTAACAAACAACATCTTGAATGTTTTCAAATTATTAATGTTCTTGAGGGCAGATCCAATGCCTGGAAGAACCATCCCGCAGTTCGAATGTGGAAAAATAACATTTGGGCTCTCAAACACTATGCTAATTTTATGAAGTATGAATGTATTTCACGAGGCTTCAAATTCGAAAAAATTCCTTATTATGATGTTGATTTACACAAAATGACTCTCCCAAAATGGTGGGGGGATGATCTAGTTCATATTTCCCACCAATCTAATCTTATGAGAAAACTTCCCTCTCATTATTTTCAATTTGGATACACTGACTATGGTATTATAGGATATTATTGGCCGGTTACACCTAAAACCAAATATTCTCAAAATATAAATCTAAAATGGATAGAAATGCTATCTTCAAAGATATAAATAAACCCAAATTCCCCCAATTGGAGATTATATGAAAGTATGTGTTTTAAAACTTGGATCCAGAATCTGTGTTAATTCTAGGTCTACTTCCGGCGGCAATGGGGAAACCCTAGCAATTATTAAGCTTCTTACAACTGCAGGAATTGATGTAACCGCTTATACCAAAATTCTTAATAAAGATCAAATGCCTTTGGATTTTCAAATTAGAGATATTTTAAAAGAAGAAGTTAGAAGTGAAGAATATGATTGTTTATTGATCTTAAATGGTAATGCAAATTATTTTGGTGGTCAAGATTCTCCATCAGATACAATTGCTTACAAAATTGTAAATAATTTCAAAGGTCCGGTTTTCTATATTCTATGTGATCCTAATCTTACTTTAACTCAGGTTTGGCCCTCTATTGAAAAGAAGGAATGGAGAGATAATTACTTAAAGGAAGATATTCTTATCCAAAGGAAAGACATCAAATATATCTGTCAACCAAAAGATATTTTAAAATATAAAGAGCATATCAAAAAGAGCAAGATTGATATTAAAGATGTTATTCATTTTCCATTTGAGAAGTTTCCCCTTGTAACTATGAATAAAAATTTTCTAAATCCTGAAGAGTGTATTTGGGATATTAGTTATGGTGGAACATTTAGATCTGGTAGACGTGAAGATGATATGATCAAATTTTATTTTGGCTATCCAGAAGATATTAAAGTTAATATGTTTGGAAAGATTGAAGAAAAACATTTTAAGAAAAACAAACAAAATCTTAGGATGCCGGAATTTGGCAAAGCTGTTCCATATGAAAACTTTGATGAAGAAATGAAGAAGGGGCTTTCCACAGTTATTATTGGTGACATTCTGTATAAGCAGGTTGATGATCTAGCACAAAGGATATATGAATCTATTCTATGTGGTAATATTACATTTATAGATGATTCTTATGATAAAAATAAACGAGTATTTACTAATGAGACACTTAGAAAATTTTGCTATGTATCTTCAAGAGAAGATGTAGCAAAGAAACTTAGATTTCTAAAGCAAAACCCAAAACATATTTCCTTGATTCAAGATTTACAATACAAGGATACGATGATAGATATAAATGAATATTGTAAAGATTTTAGAAAAATTATAGAAGAAAATCTGTAAGGAGAGTATATGAATATAACTATTTTGTCTGGTGGATCCGGTTCAATTCAGTTACAAAAGGGCCTAAAAGCGCTTTATCCTGATTGTAAGATCACCAATTTAATTAATATGTATGATGATGGTAAAAGTACTGGTCAGGTTCGAGAAATTTGTAATTGTCTTGGACCCTCTGATCTTAGAAAAAATCATTATGTTCAGTATCTTACAAATCACGACATCCATAATCAAAGTATTTTAGATTTTTATGAAATGCGGTTTGATATTCCAAAAGAGAATCCTAAAAAATTTATTGAAAGTGCTTTAGAACAATGGGAGCTTCAGATTTTCTATAATGCTGTAGATCTATTTTTTGAAAGAATAGACCCTAATTTTGAGTTTAAAGATTTTTCTATTGCTAATATTGTGTATGGCGGGATGTGTATTTATTATGAGGGGTTCCCGAATAAAGAAGAAAAGGTAGCAGAGTTTTTTAAGAAATTTTTAAATCTAAAAGATGATGTTGTAATAAATTCTTTTGAGAATCTTGTACTTCGAGCTCACACAACAAAAAACGTTCTTATGGATGAGGGCTCCATTGTTGATCTAAACAACCAAGAAATTGAAATTAAAGATGTGTTCTTCTATAACAAGGATCTTGAATGCACACAAAGCCATTATTACTTTCTTAATCCAAAAGTTAAAGATCTTATTTTAGAAAAAACAGATCTTTTGATCTTTAGTTCAGGAACTCAATGGAGTTCATTGATCCCCACATATAAGAATACTGAATTTCAGCATATTATGAATGATTATTCTGGTAAAAAGATTTTTATTGTTAATAATGAAGAAGATAAGGATATGAAAGGTATCAATAGTGCAGATATTATTAAAATAGTATCTTCATATGTTGATTTAAACAATACAACATTTCTTTTTAATAATAATGCATCTATGATTATGCGTATTGTAAATCCCGGGTATAAAGATACTAGTGTCTTTTATGATATGGAAAATAATAAAGGAAAACATAACCCTATTCTTTTAGGTAATGCAGTTTATTCTATATATTATAATTTACTTAATCATGATACTATTTTTATGGATTTTGATGATACAATTTACTCAAGAAAGAAAGATTATTACTTAAATTCTATTTCTATTGCAAATGTTGAATATGTAAAATATTTAGCAAAAAAGAAAAAAATCGTTATTGCTTCTGGAAACAAATATTCTCATATTAGAAAAAGATTTGGGGATCATTCTGGTATTGATATTTGGGCTGATGGTGGATTAATTTGTTATAAAAATGATCTTTATTATGACCATATTATGAGAATTAAAGAGGATGATATAGATTTAATAAGGAATTATTTGGATATTCATGGAATGTCAATTAAAGTTACAGAAAGAGGTTATGGCAAAATTATAACTTGTATTAATATTAAACCCCTAGATGATCAATATAGAAAAGAATTTACAACACATCTTAATATATTCTTTTTTCATAATAGTATTGATTGTATTGCTAAAGTTACTGGAACTACTAGTATTGATATAATTCCAAAGAATGCATGTAAGAAATATATTTTAGATCAATATAGTTTTAATAAATGTCTATATATTGGTGATGAATGTGACTCTGGTAATGATGTAGAAATTTCCAAAAAGTGCGATACAGCTATTAATGTAAAATCCATCAAAGAAACAAATTTGATTCTTAGATTATTAAGTGAGGATTATTAATGAAATATGCTATTATTTTAGCAGCAGGAAATCAAACAAGATTTAAGTCAAATATCCCTAAAGCTCTATATGCTCTAAATGAAAACATAAATGCATTTAAAGGAAAAGTTGATAAAATTTTTCTAATGTGTTCATTTTCAAATTTGGTATTCTTTTCAAAATTCAAGAATCCTCATTTTGAAATTGTTCCTATTAAATCTGGATATGGCTGTGGTGAAGCAGCATTAACATCACTACTTGAGCTTCCTATCAAAAATACAGATTTAGTATTTT